ATGGCGCGATTTTCTTCCCGGAAAGATCCGGATCGATTCCTGTTTCTGCGCGCTGGCAACTATTATTATCGACGCCGTGTGCCGGGTAACTTGGTCGCTGCGGATCCTCGATCACCGACAATCCGTGCGTCACTCAAGACCGATGATCTGGCTCTTGCTCGATTGAAGCGTGACCTGATGGAAGAGGCGGACAACATCCTGTGGGCGTCTATGGTTCTGGATGAGCCGCGCGATCCAGCACGCGCCAGATACGAAGCTGCAATGAAGCGTGTGGAGGCGCTTGGTCTCACTTATCGTTCTGCTCAATCGCTTGCTTCAAATTCGTCGTTGGATGAAATTGTCACGCGCTTGGAAATGGTCGTTAGCCAACGCATGCCACAAGAACTGGCTCAGTCGGTAGCGGGTGGCGTTCCTGTGCCTGCCGTGACCGTCAGCAAGGCATTTGAGATCTACTGCGATGAAATTGTTCCTGACGAGCTGGTGAACAAAAGTGTTTTACAGAAAGCTCAATGGAAGAAAGTGAAGCTTCGAGCGGTCAACAATTTCATCAGTATTGTTAGCGATAAGGCGATGGGTGACATCACAAGGGATGATGCGATGAAACTCTACAAGCACTGGCTTGAGCGAATCGCTCCGAAGGAAGGCAAGTCAACCCACTCCGCATCATCCGGCAATCGAGATATCGGCAACATGCGGGTGCTTTATGAATCCTATTTCACGTACATCGGTGAAGAGAACCGACAGAACCCATTTGCTCGACTTAGTTTTGCCTCCCGAAAGAAACGTTCACGTCCACCGTTCCCGCGCGACTGGCTTATCGATTCGATTATGAAGCCCGGAAACCTTGCTACACTGAATGAAGAGGCGCGGGGGATTGTTTTGGCTCTCATTGAAACAGGTGCACGTCCGAGTGAGCTCGCGAACCTCCAGCAGTCATCAATCAGGTTGTCTCACAAGATACCGCATATTGCTATCGAGCCACGCGACGATCCAGATGATCCAAGGGAGATTAAAACGGGTTCTTCGGAAAGAATTGTGCCGCTTGTAGGTGTTGCGCTCGAAGTGTTTAAGCGTCATAAAAATGGCTTTCCTAGGTATCGAAACCGTGAGGACGATTTGTCGGCAACGCTGAACAAATATTTCAAAGAAAACAATCTCTTCCCGACGACTGCACATAAAATATATTCATTCCGACATTCTTTTGAAGATCGAATGAAAGAGGCTGGCTTGGATGATGAGCTGAGGCGCATTCTTATGGGGCACGCCATAGACAGGCCGCGATATGGATCGGGTGGATCTCTGGAGTGGCGACGTGATGAGCTTCGTCGTATTGAGCTGCCTTATAATTCATCAATAGTATGAGGTTAACCGCTAGCGGAAACTCATGATCAACGACTGTTGCGAACGTCTCCTGATTGTTGTTATGTAATGAATATAAATGACCCTAAGATAAGTTGAGTATCACCAATGGCTTTATTGCCGTCACAATCCGTTACGTTTTCTGTTTTCTTTTCAGGTACGCATCCTCAGAATCCGTCAGAATTATTCGTGAAGGCTTTTGGTGTCGAGCCGGAGGGCGTCCAAACGAATCGAAGTGGGATGGTTGCAGGCTCTCCCTTTATAGGTATTGCAACGGGTGCCAGTGGTGAGAATTTCGCTAGAATTCATATATCTCATGGCCGTATAGATTTTATCGTTGAGCCAATTATCCCAAATGACGCTAACTCAAATTCCCTTGTCTTCACAATTTCCACTGACGTGGCGTTGTCTTTTTTACAACAGGCTGTTTCCAAAGTTATTCCGGAAATGGCGAATATAGTCAGGGTAGCCATAATAACAAACCTAGTTGACGAGCAAAGCAGCGCTGATAGTGCCGTTTCCGCCATTTTCTCTAAGGTTGGTATAAAATTTCCTGCTGAAGATCTAACTGACGTATCCTTCCAGTTAAACAAAAGACTTAGATTGTCTAATGGAATCCAAGCCAACAGACTTATGAGATACAACGTCGTGGCATTCCAAAAGATGTTTTTCAATGGATCCGAGCCGGTGCCGGTTTCCGATGAGCGCTTCAGTATGCTTTTGACACTGGACTTGAATACAGTTGTTGACGGTACCAAGTTTGATGCTAATCAGACAATTGATATTATCGGCTTGTTAATCGAAGAAACGATTAGGATCACTAGAGCAGGTGATCCATCAGCCCTTTTAGCGTGAGGTTGAAAAGGAATGGCGGGTTCCTGGAGAATCATTGGCGATGCTAATGTTGAAGATAAAGCCGGAAGTGGCATAGGCCACATTAATCCAGATTATCTCAACCAATTAAAAATTCTTAAAGAGGATAGCTCCACCATACCGGCAGGTGAGAACTATCGCGCGTATCAGTACACTCTCATCCAAAACGCTATTTCATCTATGATGGAACTAGAAGCTGGTGATAAGTTTCATATTGATGAAGATACGGGTCGCACCGCCTCAGATTTGGTCGCGTTGATCAGTAATAATTACAAACTTGCCGCACCTAAGATTTTCCCTCATGATGAAGAAGTTTTAGCACTTACTTGGTTGAAAGATAATATCAAAACGCTTTTGACCATCGAAGGATCAGATGCTGATATTTTAAACGTCAACCTGATTAATCGTGAGCAAACTTCCGTTCCATTGAGTGAAAATGATCAATTCGATTTGAAAAAGCTGGTTAAAATTCTAGCTGGATCGGAAAAGGCAGCAACGAAATAATGTTTAATGGTGATATAGTTTGCCGTTCTGCTTTGTTTCCTAGGTTTTTAGCCAACGGTGTCTTCGATGAGAACCTATTGCTCGATGTAACTAGCAATACAGACAAATCAGTCTATTCTATTTCTGTCGGATCGCGTTTTATCCTACGCGATGATAATGGTGCTCACAGATATGGTATACGAGCTGCTAAGTTAGGTAACGAACGCTTTTTACGGCAAAAAGGCCGACATCCTGAACCTTTAGTCGAGAAGGTACATTATGTGGGCTTTTACGACCTTATTTGCGGTGATGTTCGTAGTGTCCAGATGAGATTTTATCGGCTAGGCATTGTATGGAAACCTGAGCATGGCAATGATGCCCATTTCCAAGTTGATTTCACTAGAAATAACGTTAATGCCACGAAAAAAGAACTCCGGGACGAGAGATTGTTCGCCATAAGCATTATAGCGACGTTTTTGAAGGGGCCTTTCCGAGCAATCGATCCTGAAGAAGTTGATCTCATTGATGAGTTGATGAAAATTGAACTACCAGAACTTGCGCCTATCCAGGCATAATTTTTTCTGTCCAAATTTTTTTAATCGTTCGCATATCCTCCACAAGAACAGCTACAGGGAATAGCGCTTCCGTTTAATGCTTCCATCGTGTGTAAGCACAACTTTTTAAACGCGTATTGTTCTCCTTGTGTTCACGGTGTATTAACTGCCGCGTGACAGGAGAGCGGTATGGCATACATCAGCACGAACAGGACGATTGGTGAGTGCATCAAGTACGGATACACGATCACGGCTTACTGCAACGGCTGTCATCACAACGTTGCGCTGGACTTGCCACCTCTTGCTGAAAAGCTTGGTTCGGATCATGGCGCAATGCACAATGATCTTGTTCCAAAGCTTCGTTGTGTTGAATGCAGAGGTAAGAATATCGGCCTGATCCTTACTCATCGAAGCGCTGATCGTGAAGGAATTGCCAAGTTTCCGAAATATTAGTCCTTTCGGTGCCATGCATACGCACCTCTCTGACTATCTACCAGACGTTGCTTTGTGCGCTGAATATCAGTTTAAATCGCCTGCTTCTTAAAAACGCTATTAAATTTAATGCCGCAATGAAATCACAATGATCACTAATCCTGATCGCTGATGTTTAAATATGGGCCTAATTTCTCCATAATGCTTTCCTCATGCAACTCGCTCACAACGACAATCGTTCGCTTTTCAATGAACTTATCATTTTGCTTTTTGTCCGTTTCGTACCTTTCGTTCATTTCTTTAAAATTTGTCGATGAGGACCTGAACTCTTCCATGAAGGCGTTATGGCCCATCTTTTCCAGTATTCCATCGATTTCGCGAGCAATTTCACCCAACCAAGATGCAATAGTGACGCCAAAAACAAACCGCGATTTATTCCTGATGCGATCAAAATCTTTGGCTGAATCTACGTTAAACTCCCCTTCGGCGTGTCGCTCTGAATATTTGATCAACTCTTGATAAACGTCGAAACGTGACTGAAATAGAGACAGTTTATACGTTTTCTCCGCGGTATCTTTTGCCAGTTGGTGCTGATCACTCAACATTTGATTCTGGCTCTTGATTGCAGACATTTGTTCTTGGATTACGTCTTGCGAGTCATCGAATTGCTGACGTGATGTTTTCAGTTCTTCACGTTGAACAATAACTGCCGCGACCAGCCAAACAAATGCTAGTGGAGCGAACACACCGGCTAGAAAGTCACCGAGCGCATTCCACTTATAGAATTCGAGATATTCGCCGGGATTTAGAAACTTCTCAAACAGCAAAAAGCCGATAGCGAAATACAGGACTGTACCGATTGCGACTGCATAGAAAAGCCGGTCCGACTTCCGCGGTTCTGGTGTGGCTTGTTCTGGCTTGTCTGACATGGAAAATCCCCCGTTCGATCTGCCCTTTGGCTTTACTATTCGGGGGATTGATTACCGTCAATTACGCTTGCTGATGAATTGGCAAACTTCCGCTGCGATAATTAAGTCGCGAAGTGGCATTGTTTTCATGTGTGGGTTTGCGCTTATAAAATCGTTGAAAGACTTATCTGAGTTGATTACGGGATTTCCATCCAACTCAATCGCCGCTTTCAAAATGCTTGTAAGACGGCTCATTGGACTGCCCCCGCTTCGACGATGAGTGGCTTTCCATCAGGTGTGACATCAAACCTGTAGGCGATGCTGTCGCCCCACCAATAGACCTGTATTTCGTGCGAACCGGCGCTCATCGGTCCGCAATCTTCGCCGCAGAGCTCAACCATATCCTTCAGGTTGTCTACGATGTTCTCACCGTCTGATTCATAAAAGCAGTTCGCTTTGCTTGGATAATCCCCGTCGATCCAGAATGAGCGATCCTCGGAAACGTGAAGTGTGAACCAGCCATATTGTTCGGTCTGTTGAAAGTGAACGATGTCGCCGATGCTGAGCTTGATCAGCATGTGCTCTTGATCTTCAGTGTCGCCATCTGGCGCGAGGTCACCTTCGCTCTTCTTTGGTATGAGGATAAAAGAGCCGTCATCGCACTTGTGAATGAAGTCGTTGGGATGGCGCAGAGTGGCGGGAATGTATTCATCCTGCCATTCTGCGGGGAGGTACGTGATTTCGTGAGTGGTCATGCCGCTTCCTTTCGGGCGATGAGGATTTCGCAATTTGCGGATACGAGTGCGCAGGCGACTGGCGGGCAAACACTGTTGCCGCAGCATGAAACCTGCACTGATTTGGAAAATGTCTGGCCGTCTAAGCCGCGCTCGATCTCGTAGTCAGCCGGAAAGCCTTGAGCGAGATACAACTCTCGCGGCACGAGCATGCGCATGCCGATATCGACGATCACATATGTGACGCCATTGGCTTCGATGGTGACGAACTCGCGGTCATCCCAGAAGCCGAATGATCTGAGAAATTCTGCTACCGCGCGGGCGCGTTCGGCCTGCTCTGGCGTGAATGGCGGAACATCCAGTGATGCCTCGATATGGCCATGGCGATCTTTTGTCGTCACAGTGCGGGTAGGTTCATTTTCAGCGCCGCCGTCACCTGTGCCGTAATACGCCTGGAGGAAGGGCGCGACGATGCCTTGCTGACTGCCGGTCTGGGTGACTGTCGATAGAGGTTCGCGGGCTGATCTGCCGGGATTAACTCCGCCTTCGCGACGACTGTCATTGTTATGCTGCGCCACATACGCTGCAATAAGCTGCGATTTGCCTGCGCCGTCTGCCATGACCGTGTGCGTCGGCTCTTCGATGCTGTGGCCTGTCGATGTTCCAAATTGGCGAGCAATGAATGCAGAGGCCACGGCGTGTTTAATGCCGCCCGCAACAGCTGTGCCTAATGGCTGCTCTATATCGAGTGAACGCGGTGCTTGGCCTTTGCGCTCGCCATAGCCTATCTGCACCAATGCAGGCGCAATGACGCTGTTCTGATCTTTGCGGCTGGCAGTGATGGTGTGGGTTGGCGTCTCAATGGGCCGGTTGGATCCGCCATGTTGCGCAGCCGTAAGTATCGGCGCCACCACAGACAACCCTGCGCCGCCAGCTGTTATTGTATGCGTTGGCTCATCAACGCCGTTAAATGGCTTGCCAGCATTTCGCATCGTCATGACATGCGGCGAGATAATGCCAAGTGGTGCAGCCCCTCCCGGTCTTTTGATGTAGCTATTGGCGGTGATGGTCGATAGCGGTTCATGCAGATCCTGACCTGTTGCGCCAGTGTTGAATCGGATGATCGATGGTGCCGATAGATCCACGAGAAAGGGCTTTTCAGCGTCCAGTACGTAACGTTTCATTCCGCGCGCAACGCGAGCCATCGTATTGTGAGCAAGCGGTCGAATGGCGCGAAGGCCATGCCTATCCATGATATCTGCGCTTGTGTCGAAGATCGAAGGGCAGGGCAGCGACCAGTCTATAATTTCTGCTGCGGTGCGCCATGGCAGCTTTTTGCCTGCGATCACGTCCTGGTCGTTGGGTGCGCCATGGGTTGGCTCTGGCCATACGATAGGCTGACCGTCAAATCGCATGATTACAAAAAGCCGCTTCCGGATTGTCGGGGCGCCAAAGTCGCAAGCGCGGATCTCGCGCCATTCAATCTTAGCGCCAAGCCTTTTGAGCTTTTTGCACCAACGCTGGAAATCTTCGCCCTTGCGCTCTGGATCTGGCATTTGGCCGGCCGATGTTTCCATAAGCGGTCCCCAGTCGCGAAACTCTTCGACGTTTTCGAGAATTGCAACATCCACCTTGCCGCCGCTTTTCTGAATGCGCTCGATCCAGCCCGGAATAATCCAAGCAAGATCCCGAATGTTGCGCTCGACAGGCTTGCCGCCCTTCGCCTTGGAAAAGTGTTTGCAGTCTGGTGAAAACCACGCCAAACCGACATGAGCACGTTGCAGGTAATCCAGTGGATCAACCTTGTAGACGTTCTGCGAGATATGCAGTGTCTGCGGATGGTTCGCCTCATGCAATGCCAACGCTGCTGCATTGTGATTGATGGCGATGTCGGGCGAGCGGCCAAGGGCCATCTCAATTCCAGTGCTGGCACCGCCGCCGCCCGCGAATGAATCAATAATGATTGGCTGCATGAGCAACGCTCCCCTATGCTGCTTGCGCTCGCGACCTGACGCGATTGATTGCTTTGGTGACTACGTCTTCAGCATCCCGCAAACGCTCCAATTCGGATTCCAACCGCTTCCAAAGCGGTACCATGAGGACGGCTTCGCCCTTCGGCGCACCGGCCATGATGTTCGCGAGGATATCGAGCGCGTTTTCCACGCGCTCTGCTGTCATTGGAAGTTTCTTGCGAGATCTGGCCATTACTCAGTCTCGACAGGCTGTCCGCTTTTGAGCGTGTAATAGGTGTCGGCTTTGATGCCGTCGCGGCCCGCAATGCCTGACCAGACGGAAATGATTTCCATCTGCTCGTTTCGCTCGACGAGGAATAGGGCGCATCCTTCTTTGCCGCGCACCTTGCCTTCGTACCCTGTTGCGGTGGCAGCGCTCCAGTCACCCGATGCGGTGGCAGCGCTCCGCCATCCTGTTGCGGTGGCAGCGCTCCGGTTGCCCGATGCGGTGGCAGCGCTCTGATATCCTGTTGCGGTGGCAGCGCTCCCGCTACCCGTTGCGGTGGCAGCGCTCCCGCTACCCGTTGCGGTGGCAGCGCTCCAGTCACCCGATGCGGTGGCAGCGCTCCGCCATCCTGTTGCGGTGGCAGCGCTCCGGTTGCCCGATGCGGTGGCAGCGCTCTGATATCCTGTTGCGGTGGCAGCGCTCCCGCTACCCGTTGCGGTGGCAGCGCTCCCGCTACCCGTTGCGGTGGCAGCGCTCCAGTCACCCGATGCGGTGGCAGCGCTCCGCCATCCTGTTGCGGTGGCAGCGCTCCGGTTGCCCGATGCGGTGGCAGCGCTCCAGTCACCCGATGCGGTGGCAGCGCTCTGATATCCTGTTGCGGTGGCAGCGCTCCAGTCACCCGATGCGGTGGCAGCGCTCCGGTTGCCCGATGCGGTGGCAGCGCTCCAGTCACCCGATGCGGTGGCAGCGCTCTGATATCCTGTTGCGGTGGCAGCGCTCCAGTCACCCGATGCGGTGGCAGCGCTCCGGTTGCCCGATGCGGTGGCAGCGCTCCAGTCACCCGATGCGGTGGCAGCGCTCCGGTTGCCCGATGCGGTGGCAGCGCTCCACTGGCCTGTCACGGTCGCAACAGATCTGTCGCCATGTGCTTTGATAAGTTCGCGTTCTCCGCTCGCGTGATTGCCGTCCACGCGCTTCGTCCGGTCGATGATGTACCGAACAGCTGCGGCGACAAGCTCTGGAATTTTCAGCTCACACTTGATGGTGATTTCTGCGGCGGCAATCTTGGTGTCGCTACCTTCTTTATGGGTTTCGCCAGAAAGCTCGACCTCACCAAAGCGACTTGTTGCAGGCGCATAATATTTAAAAATATCAAGAGGATATTCGCAAGCGTGAAAGCCTTTCTCGCACGCGATAACCGGACCGTCATGCGTGTAGCTTTTAGTCAATTCAAACTGGAAGTTGCGGCACTGAAGCTGAGCGTCAAAGCCCTTGAACGCCAATATCTTGGTCATCACGGTTTAATTCCCTCTCGCGGGTGGATTTGAATGCCTGGATAAGTCTGTCTGCCGCTATGCGCGGTATCGCTTCGCGCCTGTTTGGCGCGGCGGTGTGTGTAATGAGATCAGCTGTGGCTCTCATTAGGCCGTCAATCAGGGCGTCTAATATTTGATCTGGCTTTAGCTCGACCTCGCGAGCGTCACGCCATTGCAGATAGATCGTGTCTAAAAGTGCTTGCCTTACATCGTCTGAAACGCCTTGCTTCAGATTGAGCAGAGCCTTCTTTTTCGACACTTGGTTTGATCAGCCGAAAATATTGACAGCTAAGATTGCAGCGCATGCGGTGCCAGAAAGCAGAGTGGTAATCGCTAAAATCTGCTTTAGCTGTCCGTCATGTGACTTGTAGGCCGCTGGCAAGTAGAAGCCTCCGTCAACTTCGGTGTGAAAACGGATCTCGTTATGCATGGCTGGCGACCTGACGCACAGAAAGGCGGCGGGCGAGTGCGACAGCGCGTTGGCCAAACTTATCCACGATGTCGTGGGTGAAGCCATAATGCGCCAATGTATCGGGGGAGACGTTTTCGCCTGAAATTGCCATTTCGCGCATCGCATCAGCCATTCTGACGACGACGCTATCGCGGCAAGTCCGGGCAGGTTTTGAAATAGGCTTTTGTTTAAATTTAATCATGGCTTGCTCTCCATCGCTGTAAACCCGCAAGGGAGAGATCGTGCCGTTACTCGTTACTCAACCGGCACGATCTGCTCGGTGGGGGGGCGAGTAGAGATATAATGGGGACAAATGTCCCCTGTCAATATCAAAAAGGAAATTTGTCCCTATACTCCAAAAAGCTCATTCATATCGAGGACTTTGTGAACGCTGACAATGTCATCTAGCGAAAACGTCAGCGTTATTTCTGGATTTAACTTACCGATGACCAACTGCGTAGCTGTGCGCTTAACGAGATGGCCAATCATCGCTTCGAAGGAAAGTCTTCCGTCGTTTTTAATCTGGATCACAATGCTGTCCCCGACGCGTGCAGGCTTATGTGGGTTTATAAACCGCAGATCGCCATGTCGGTGTTCAGGGTCCATTGAAGAGCCTTCAACAAAAATGGAATAAATGTCTCGGGAATTCATAAGAGCTGGTGGTCGTCTAACGTAATCGATCACGCCGTCTGTCAACTGAAATGCTCCTTCCATAGAACCTGCGGCGGTTCCGAGTACAGGAACATCATTTGGCATTACTTGCCTTGATGGCGGGTTAATATTGGCGGATTTTACATCAGTATTTGTGTTTTCAATACTGGGCTTTTCCACCACCGAATCATTCGCTGAAATTAGTTGCGAAATGTCCACGTCGAGCGCTTTGGCTAAGGCCTCAAGAGTATTTCCACGTGGTGAAGCCGATGGTCGTTCGAACAATTTGCGCAGATAAGTTTTGTCCAAGCCCGCCTTACGACTTGCTTGTTCTGGTGTCAGATCAAGAGCTTCCAAGCGCTCTCGTATGCGCTTTTGAATAGTGTTTTCCATGCGGGGATTATCGTCCTCAGAGATTTGTCCGTAAGGGGGACAATTATCCGTTGACAATGGGGAAATATGTCCCCTATGTTCCGCCATTATGTAAGGAATAGAAGCGTTGGCGGTGTCATCAGTGAAAAGCAGGCTCATCGGAAATCTCGTCTTTGAAGCTGATCGCTATTGCGAATTAGCTGGGGTGTCGCGTTCGTCTGTTTCAAAAGCGCTGTTTGGTCGTGGTGGCCATATTGACGATCTAATCGCTGGTAAGCGTGATCTTTCAACTGGCATCTTTGAACGCGCCATGAACTGGTTGAAGGAGCAGTCTTGCACAGTTTCTGGCAGTAATTCGCCCGATCACCTCCCATCGGGTGAAGCTGGGGCGCGGCATTCTTCGGCTAGCTGCGCCCCAGCGTCTAATTCCGGCAATGCGGTGGCTCCATGAGTTCATCGTTTAAAGCCTCTCGTGTGCGTTGGGCCTGCGGTCCGCCCGTTTAGAATTGATGGCTAAGCTGTAACGGCGCGGCCTGAGAGTTTCACCGAATCCTTTGTCGATATTTTTTCCTTGAAACTTTCAGGGGGTGTTTCGTGCGCACTATTTCCGAGCAAGAACAGCGTTCGCTCAAATCTGCAACTGATGGCGCATATGCGTTGGCAGGCGGTATCAGCAATATACTTCCATTCACACGCGTCGGTACTTCCACGCTGTCAAAATACGCATCATTCAATGATGAGCATCACGACAGTTTCATGCCGTTGGATGTGGTGATCGAAGTCGAGCGTAAGGCAAAGTCGCCGACAATCATCAAGCAGGCCGCAGAACTTCTCGGATATGAACTCGTGCCGATGGCAGCACGAGAGGACGGAGGCGACAACCACGCATTGACCGCGATGGATGCTCACCGCGTCATGTCTGAAACCATGGATGTTTCGCAAGCGGTACTAACGGCGCTCGAAGATGGTCGCATTGATGCGAGCGAGCGCAAACTTATCGCAAAAGAAGCGCGGGAAGCGATGCGCGCTTTGGAAGATCTGTTGCGCAAAGTTGAGGTGCGGCGATGAGAAAATTCATCCTTAAACACGACCTCTTTTTCTCACTCCTACTCGCCGTGGTCTGTGTTCTGGATGCGGCGTCTCCTTTTGTTGCTGTCGTCTGGCTCGCGGAGGCTCGCTGATATGGACACGCCAAGCTTTAAACTCCCTGTTCGTATGAATGCCAAAGCCTATGCCAGCCTTTCGGCAATGGCTGAGCGCAAGGGCTATAAACCAAGCGTTTTTGCGCAGATGCTTTTTGATGCCGCATTTGCTGCTCGCGTCGGACAAGAGCGTGGTGCACCAACATCAGACCGTGAACTGGATCTGCATGTCCGCTTTGCCACTGCAATTGCGGATGGCGTCGGGCCTGAGACATTGGAAAGGGCGGTGCTTCTGCTTGAAAGCCATCGCGCCAAGGCTGCTGCATCTGCACGCAAGGCTCGGAAAAGTGAGGCGCGGACATGAGTTATCCTGCGCACCCCCTTGCTGACATGTTTCCGATGATCCCGGAAGGGGAACGGAAGCTGCTTGCCGACGATATTGTCACCTACGGGCAGCGCGATCCAATCATCCTACTTGATGGCATGGTGTTGGATGGTCGCAATCGGCAGTGGGCCTGCGGTTTTGCTGAAGTCGAACCGATCTATGAGCAATACGCTGGCGGCGATCCGCTTAACTTTGTCCTCTCGAAAAACCTACATCGCCGCCATTTGACTGAAAGCCAGCGCGCACTGATTGCTGCTGCAATTGTCGATTGGGAGCGTGGCGTCAATCAGACGACTGCCGGGCCTGCAAATTTGCAGACCCGCCGCGCCGCTGAAAAGCTGTCGATCTCTGAGCGTGCCGTTTATTCAGCCAAGCGTATACATGAAAAGGGCGCGCCAGAACTGCTCGACGCTATCCGCGCTGGCAAGGTGACAATCCATACTGGTGAGGCGATTTCTGAACTTCAACATTCGGAGCAAGCCAAGGTTATTCGCGAAGAAAAGAAAGCCATTGTCGCTAAAGCCAAGGAAATCCGCTCGGATCAGCAGAAGGTCAAGCATGCCGTTCGCATGACAACCATGGGTTTGATTGCAGATCGTGGCGCGGCGACAGCACCGGCAGAGCTGGGGCGCGTTTATCCGGTCTATTATTTTGATGCGCCATGGCGGTTCGGCGTTCATTCGGAAGTGACGGGGCGGGAAAAGAGCGCGGAAAATCATTATCCGACGATGCCGACAGACGACATTGTTTCGCTCATGTCGGGACTGATCGGCGGCACCAATCCTGCGGTTTGCTTCGCATGGGCAACCAATCCGATGCTTCCAGATGCACTGCGGGTGCTGGATGCCTGCGGCTTCACCTATGTCCATCACTGGATCTGGGACAAGGAAGTCGCAGGGACTGGCTATTGGGGGCGCGACCGGCACGAACTTCTATTGATCGGTCGGCGCGGCGATGTTGCGGCACCTTTGCCGGGCACCCAGCCTGAGACAGTCCATCGCGAGCGCAAAGGCAAGCATTCGGCCAAGCCTGCATTCTTCGCGGAACAAATTGAGCGTCTTTATCCCGATTTACCGAAATTGGAATTGTTCTGTCGTGATCCGCGTCCCGGCTGGAATGCCTGGGGTTTTGAAGCTGCGGGGAGGGCTGCGGAATGACCGACACCATGTTGCCGATCCTTCGCGCTATGCACGACGCAGGTACTGACGCCGAACGCGCTGAAATTCTGCTGTCATGTCCGATTTCGATCATGCTGAAATATCGGCAGGTGCTGGAAGGCTCTTGCGAGCGGCATGGCTTTGACGCGGGCAGCGATTACCTGATCTGCTTTTATGCGGCAATGCATGAAACGCGCCATCGTGGCGCAATCAAAGGTGCGGCGCTCAAACACGCGCAGGGCCATTTGCTATTACTGTGTGGCGCGGTGTCGCCATGAGCTCAGAGGGTATCGAACTTCGCCGCATCCGTGAAAAACTGGCAGCGCTGAACGGCGATGATTGGCAGCTATGCTGCGAGGGTGACGTGTCGTTTGTCGAAGCGAAAACGCGCCACGGTGAACTTAACAGGATCTGCACATTTCATCCCGGCGCAACGCCCGATGAGATTGACATGGTTGTTGGCGCGCTCGGCATGGCGGCATTTATGCTTAAGCTGGTAGATCGTGCGATTGTCGCTGTACGGCAGACCACACCACGACAGAGCGCTCCGCGAGAGAGCCGCCAGCGCAAGCATCGTGACTTTGCAGCTGAGGCGGCAATGAAATGCGATGACGCTGCTTTCAAGATGTTTCTCGAAGAACAACATGGCCTTGAGGGGCCATTAACATCGGATCGCGCAGCGCAACGGCTGCGCTCAATCCTCAACATTAAATCCAGAAAAGAATTGAACGAAAATAGCGCCGCCGCTGAACGGTGGCAGGATTTGCGCGCTGCTTTCGAAGCATGGAAGAGGGTGGGTCGATAATGGCAAATGCTATTGATTTTGCAGGCTCGAATAGGAAGCTCTTACCGCCGCAAGGTGCTGAGAATGTAGAGGCGCTGCACACCTACACAAACGGCATGTGTTCGGTTTCCTGCTGGGAACTGACACAAGATGAAATCGCTGAGGTTCTCCGCACTGGCAGGGTGTTTCTGACGGTGCTTTCCGGCACTACGCAGCCACCTGTGTTCGTCGGCAGTGAAGATATCATGCGTTCGTTTGTGGTCGATTACGGCGGCGTATGGGCGCGCGGGAAGGGGGATTCGGGTGAGTAATCCTCGTCTCTCGATTATCCCGGCGAGGGCCGCAACAGATCCGGCGTTGAAGCCGCGTGACTTGCAGGTGCTTTGCGTCCTTGGGCGTCATACGGACGAATACGGTTGGTGTCGTCGCAGTCAGGTCAAGATGGCCGCTGAGATGAACTGCGGTCGCTCGACGGTATTTGACGCCATCAGCCGCCTTATTGGTGCAGGATACTTGGAACGCCATGAGCAGGAAAGTGAAAGCGGGCGCGACAGTGCGCACGTTTATCGCGTCATCCTCGACCCGAAACATCCTGATCCATCATTGGTCCAAGACGCTGATACCCCCTGCCGGTATGTCGGCACCCCTGCCGGTATACCGGCACCCCCTGCCGGTCTAGAACCGGCACCCCCTGCCGCCTCTGGACCGGCACCTATTAACGACCCTTATTTAACCTCCCCTTCAAACGAAGAAAAAAAAGAGCGCGCAAGCGAAAATATGGATGGGAATGAAAACCAGATTTCCGGTTCTCTGGATGATGATCCGAAAACAGCAGCTTTCGAGAAGCGGGTTATTCATTTCGTGAATGGCGTCGGGTTTCACGCTGGGATCTGGCCACGGTGGGATCACAACACAACGCTGGACTGGATCAAGCGCCAGTTCGCCGGGTTGTCAGTTGCAGAACGCAAGGAAGCTGAACGTTGGCGTGATGGGTATCTGCTGGATGCTGTCGAGCGGAAAGTAAAACCGCAGCCTGTTGGCGCATTCTTTCGTGATCGCCTTTGGAATGCGCTGGATCCCGAAATCCTGAAAAAAGCTGACAGCGTTAAGGCACAGGCTGCTCGTGCTGAAGAAGTCAAGCCTGATGGATGGGCGGCTGGTTATGGTCCAGTCGGGATGGCTCGCATGTTTGCCTATCTGCTGGACGGACCTGCTGACGCTGAGCTGGCAAAGAACCCGTTTCTGCCACGCGCAATGCTTGCCAAGGCTTGGCCTGCACTCACTCGACTTCGCGAAGTCCAACAACAGCGCACTGGCACTGTCTTTGGGAAGGTTTGGCATACCGCAGGCGATTTGATGGAGCCGGTGCCGCAAGGGACGATCATTCTTTCTGCATGGAAGGAAGAGTTCAAACGCCGCGCATGGCCATGGCCATCTGAGTTTGATCGCATGCAAGTCGTGTTCTGCCCGCGCGGTGGGCCTTCCGCCATCTACGATTTCGAAACAGCTTTGAGGGGATTGGGTGAAAATGATGGCAATTGATCAACAGCAGCTCAATCAGGCAGATCAGATCGACTTGACGCGTTGCTATGCAAAGCTTGATAGGTCGCTCATTGAACGCAAGCGCCGTCGCAATCTGATTGCCGTGGCTGCTGTTCGGGCAGGTGATGATTCGCCGTGGTTGGTGCTTCGTGTGATGACAGGAAGGGAAACCGATGTGCGTGACGCACTTGATACGGTCGGAATTGAAACGCTTGTCCCCATGAAAATGGGGAAGGAAAGAAGGCGTGGAAATAAGAAACTGCCAGCGCAAAGAGAGCCTGTCTTCATCGGATACATCCTCGCACGCTGTATCATTTGCAACGAAGCGCTGGCAGCACTTCTGGGATTTGAGTACGTTCTGGGTATGCTTGGTGGCAATGATTCTCCCCATCTGATCGCGAATGAAAAGATTAATAATTTCAATCAGAAGGCGGATGAAGGTCATTACGATTATGAAGTGCCACAACAGGTATTCCGGCGTGGTATGAAGGTGATGATCCGCGAAGGTATATTTGCAGGATCGACAGGTGAGATTGTATCAGGCAGCCATACCGGCAAAGGCAATGCAGTCGTTGATATCAACTTCTTTGGTCGCTCAACACCGGCGATCATGCCTCTTGCAATTCTCGCGCCTCTATGACTGTAATCTGTCTACGGATGATCCGGTTAGTTTAGCGAACCTCAATACACGGTAGCACGTGGGCACAAGTTGCTGAGGGGGCGCGCTCGGACCCCGCCCTGACAGTCTCAATCACGAGACACCGATTCAGGGCCAGAGCGTAAGCTATGTCTGAAATTCACCAATCACACTGAGCGCCTGATGTGGTGCTCTTTCCATACGTGTATGAGGGTTACAATGACCCAACGTATTGAGCGCGACCGTGATGCGGCTGCGCCATGGCGCAAGTGGTACAAGACTTCTAAATGGCAGAAGCTGCGCGAAGATGTTCTCAAGCGTGATCTGTTCACCTGCCAACAGACTGGCGTTCTCCTGATCGGTAAGTATCCCGCACCGAACAGCGCTGTTGTTGATCACATCAAAGAGCATCGCGGCAATGCCGAACTCTTCTGGGATCTGAACAATCTTCAGGCTTTGAGCAAAGCTTATCACGACAGCGAAAAACAGAAGCAAGAGCAGGCCAGCCTGCATCATCGTGGGGTTTGGGATTGAACGTCATTGAGCATGTACTTCCTTGGGTTCTGTCTGCCATCACAATCTACATGACGGTGTTGGCAGGGAACCGCTCCCGTTATGCGTGGCTCGTTGGCCTGTTTAACCAAGCACTTTGGTTGGTGTGGATCATATCAATTGGATCATGGGGATTGCTCCCTATGAATTTAGCATTGTGGATCGTTTACACCCGAAATCATCTGAAATGGACGGCATCGAACAAGGGCTTCCAGTAGATCCCGCCAAACGAGTAACCCCGAAAGACCCGCAGGCGAAAGCCGGTTGAAGCTCTTAGGGTGGGAACGTCCAGCCATCGACGGGCCGTGAAACATCAGGCAGGGGGGGGGCGGGTCGAAAGTCAAAAAGGGGTCTCAACGCTAGACCCGCGTCCCCCTCACGCGCAGGTTTTTTTTCTGACTTTGCTGCATTTTAGTCGGGCTTGGTCTGCGGAAAGCGGCTTGTTTTCGATCTTCAACAAGAAATATCAAGTTAAAACAAACGCTTGCTTAAATGTTGGCTTTCAGCGGCGAAGCGATTTCGCGCAAATCCGGGTATTATTTTTCCGATGAGTGACGATGACTTTGTCAAAGACCTATGGGGCAATTATCGCCCGTTGCCGGGGAGGCGTGGTAGGCCCAAGCATGTGCCCGACGCCGAAACAATCGGCAGGGTGCAAATGGCATTAGCGCTCGGCTGGAGTAATGACCGCATTGCCAACGCTCTGAATATTTCACTCCCCACCCTTCGCAAATCCTACAAGCGGCAACTCGAAGAACGTGAACTGGCCCGCGATCAGCTGGACTTGCGTAAAGCTCAGATCGTCTGGGAGCAGGTCGAAAAGGGGAATGTCGGGGCGATAAACGCTTTTGACCGCCTCGTCGAAAGAAACGACCTCATGCTCTATGGCCAGAAGATTAAGCCGCAGGCCGCCGCGAAGCCTACTAAGGACCCAAAGGTCGGAAAAAAAGAGGCGGCGCTTATTGACGCCAACCAACCTGACCGGGGGTCAGCAATGGGGCGGCTGATAGCAGAACGTCAGGGGAAGATGAACTGATATGTGGGATCTATCCTGCCCGGACTGGGAAGATAAGATCATGCTTGGACAGTCCCTTATTCCGAGACTGCCGCTGATCACGGCTGAGGCCGAAATGGGGCTAGCGCTCTTTGATGAGCTGCAGCTCCCCGATGTTCCAGGAATGCCGCGCATGGCAGACGCATGCGGTGAGTGGTTCCGAGAAATTGTTCAGGTCGCGTTCGGTTCGTGGGATCCCTCCCAGCAACTGCGGTTCATACGCGATATTTTTGCCATGCTGCCTAAGGGGCAGTCCAAAACAACGTATTCTGCCGGATTGATGGTGACCGGCATGCTTATGAATAAGCGTCCGAATGCCGAAGCACTATTCGTTGCTCCAACGCAGGCCATCGCTGAAAATGCCTATGAAAAGTCGGTCGGCATGATCGACAATTCACCGGACCTTAAGCGCCGGTTTCGTCCGCGAGACCACCGTAAGACGATTGAGGATTTGTCGAACGGCACCGTTCTCAGCGTGAAAACCTTTGATGTGAACATTCTGACGGGCACAATCCTTATCCTCGCCCTTGTCGATGAACTGCATCTGTTGGGTAGAAATGCCCACACGACGAAAGTTATGCGCCAGATCCGAGGCGGATTGGAGAAGACGCCTGAAGGTCTGTTGATTATTACGACAACTCAGAGCGATGAAGCCCCGGCAGGCGCATTTAAGGATGAGCTGAAACTTGCGCGTCGAATTCGCGACGGGCAGATGGTCGGAAAGATCATCCGCCCAATGCTTCCGGTGTTGTATGAGTTTCCGAAGGAAATAGCTTCGGATCGTACAAAATGGCAGGACCCCGATAATTGGGGATTGGTGATGCCTAATATCGGCAGATCGGTTCATCTGCAAAGCCTTACAGCTGACTGGAACTCCGAACGGGATAAGGGCGATCACGCCGTAAAGATCTGGGCGTCACAGCACCTGAATATCGAAATTGGCGTTGGTATATCTGACGATGGGTGGCGTGGAACCGATTATTGGGAAGATCGTGCCGACAAGACATTGACACTTGATGAGCTGATGAGGCGCTCCGAAGTGGCGGTTATGGGGATCGATGGCGGCGGACTCGATGACTTGTTCGGGATCTGTGTCATTGGCCGTGAGAAGGGAACGCGGCGCTGGCTGGTTTGGTGTCATGGTTATGCACACCCGAAAGTGCTGGAAACACGCAAGGATATCGCATCGCATCTCAATGACTTTGTGGAAGAGGGTACGCTCACGATATGTGAGGTATCCGAATATCTGAACAAGATCGCAGATATTGCCGCCAAGCTGATGAGCGCGGGCCTATTGCCAGAAAAAGATGGCGTCGGGGCGGACCCAAACAACATTGCTGCTTTGGTTGATGCGCTCGCGCAGCGGGGAATTGTCGATTTGATGTTCCGCCGATTACGTCAAGGTGCAGCGCTTTCGCCTGCAATCTGGGGTCTTGAACATAAGCTGAGCGACGACACGCTTAGCCACGACGGTAGCACCTTCATGAATTGGTGCGTTGGAAATGTGAAAATCGAAGTTAACGGCAACGGCAACCTTGCCACCAAGCAGGCGGCTGGACGCGCCAAAATCGATCCGTATATCGCGATGTTATGTGCGGCGATCCTCATGAGTTGGAACCCGGAAGCGACCGGCACCGGTATGAATGATTACTTCAATAGCTTGGCAGGTGCAGGGTGAACGTATTACGGAAAATGTTCGACGGCGTGTCCAGGCTCTTGCCAATCAAGCGTAACACCTCGCTTGAAGATCTTCGACATAGCGGGCTTTCCGCTTCAGGTGAGATCGTCACGGATACGAGCGCTCTTTCACTGTCGGCTGTCTGGGCTTGCGTCAATCTCATATCCGGCACGATCTCATCGCTGCCGATTATGGTCTATCGGACGAATGCTGAAGGAAACCGCGAAGTTGCGAAAGATCATCCACTATACCGCCTCCTGCATGATAGCCCAAACTATGACCAGTCATCGTTAGACTTCTGGGATTTCATCGCAGCATCGATTGAACTTCGCGGCAATGGATTTGCCCAGATCGTCAGATTGAATGGCAAGATTGTTTCCCTCAACCCCGTCAATCCAGCACACATGCAAGTTCGCCGCCTCCCTTCCGGCGAACTGCAATACAGCTGGAGTTCAGAGGGCAAGAGTTACGTTTCCAGCGACGGCGACATGCTTCACATTCGCGGCTTCGGCGGCAATCCTCTTGGTGGCATGTCCACACTGCGCTTTGCTCGCAATTCGTTTGGCTTGGCAACATCCGCAGAGCGTTCTGCAGCCGACATGTTCCGCAACGGTCTGCGACCGACCGGCGTATTGAAATTCAAACCGTGGCTCACGCCTGAGCAACGCAAGATCGCCGAAAACGAACTTGCCGCCAAAATGGGAACGGGCAATTCTGGAAAGCCGCTTGTTCTTGAGGGTGACACTGACTGGGAACAGCTGACGATATCGCCAGAAGATGCCCAGATGCTGGAAAGCCGGACTTTCTCAGTAGAAGAGATTTGCCGGTTCTTTGGCGTTCCGCCACACATGGTCGGGCATACGACCAAGGCAACCAGTTTCGGCACTGGCATTGAAAGCCAGACATTAGGTTTTCAGAAGTTCACATTGCGCCGTCGCTTCAAAAGAATTGAGCAGGCACTAGAAAAGCAACTTCTCACGCCGGCTGATCGGGCGGCGGGTATCGCGATTGAATTCAATCAGGAAGGCTTGCTTCGGGGCGATAGCAAAGGGCGCTCTGCATTCTATCAGGTCATGACCGCCATTGGCGCAATGACGATCAATGAAGTCCGCAGACTTGAAAACCTTCCTCCAGTCGAAGGTGGCGACGTTCCCCGCATACAGATGCAGAACGTGCCAATCACCGAAACCGAAAACGATTTGATCGGCCACAACGGTGGTCCGCCACTTGAGGATTGATCGTTATGAAAACCAAAGATTTCGCCCTTCAGGTGAAAGGGCTGAATGATGATGGCAGCTTTGAAGGCTATGCCAGCACGTTTGGCGGATCTCCGGATAGCTATGGAGATATCGTAGCGCCGGGCGCTTTTGCTGAAACTCTGGTCGAACATCACCGATCAGGCACCATGCCGATGATGTATTTCGGGCATGACTCCCGTTCATTGCCGATTGGCGATTGGCTGGAAATGGCTGAAGACGGTAAAGGTCTTTTAGCCAAAGGTCAGATCGATATTGAAGACGAGTTTGGCTTCCGGATTCACAACGCCATGAAGAAGAAGCGGGTGAGGGGATTGTCCATTGGATACTCCATTCCTGCGGGCGGTTCTGAGCCAGACGAAAAGCGACCAGGCGTTACGATCCTCAAGAAGATCAAGCTGGTTGAAGTGTCCGTGGTGAACAATCCGGCAAACAAGCGTTCACTGATTGAGACTGTGAAGTCTGACCGCATGGAAGAATTTGCCCGACGCTTGCGCGACGGCGATCCCATGCCAATCAAAGAATTTGAGGGCATCCTACGCGAGGTAGGGGTTCCCAATAGCCTAGCCACACAGATTGCCTCTGTTGGTTATGCGAAAGCCGTTCTGGGCGAGCCAGAGGGCGAAAAGGCAGATCCGAGGGCCGATCTCATTCGTGCATTGATGCGTGACTAAGGCTCAAGTTTATTCCTCACGGAGACATTCCATGAAAACGTTCACCTTTAACCGGGTCTTTGTGCTCGGTATTTTCGCATGCCTTGCGCTCGCCTCCGTCGCCGTATTGTTCGGCGTCGATCACGGTGTAGCAGGCAGTTTCATGATGGCAACCGCTGGCGCTAGCGCGTCTGCGGGTGTCGAAGAACTCGCAGCAGACCTGAAAAAGAGCTTTGCCGAAAAGCACGACAAGGTCAAAGAGCTGGCAGAACAGGCCCTTTCCGAAGCCAAGAAAACAGGCGACATCAGTCAGGGCTTGAAGGAAAAGGCCGATGAAGCCCTTTCCGGCATGAATGAAATCAAGGCTCGCCTTGATGACATTGAGCAGAAAGCAGCGCGAAACGGTTCTGGCGAACAGCAGCATCGCACGCTGGGGCAGCAGTTTGTTGATCTGGAAGAGTTGGAAGCGATGAAGGCGGCACCACGTAGTGGTGCATCTGCCAGCTTGATGGTCAAGGCAGACATTACCTCTGGTACTGCCGACGCTGCCGGTAATGTGGGTGCTGCAATCGCGCCGAACCGCCTGCCGGGCGTTCTTGCTCTGCCACAGCGCAAGCTCACTATCCGTGATCTGCTTTCGCCTGGTCAGACGGATAGCCCGAACATCCTGTATGTTCAAGAAACCGGCTTCACCAACAATGCAGAACCTGTCGCTGAAGGCGGCCTCAAGCCTCAGTCTGATCTGAAGCTTACGGATAAAAACATTTCCACCAAGGTTATTGCTCATTGGTTCCGCGCATCAAAGCAGATCTTGAGCGACTTCTCTCAGGTGCGCTCGCTGATCGATGAGCGCCTGATCTACGGTCTGAAGCTAGTCGAAGAAAACCAGATCCTCAACGGTGACGGTACCGGCGAAAATCTGGAAGGTATTATTCCGCAGGCAACCGCTTACGCTGTTCCTGCCGGTTTGACCTCTCCGGTGCCAGTGACAGGCATTGATGTTCTGCGCATTGCCATGTTGCAGGCGGCTCTCGCAGAGTACCCAGCAACCGGCCACGTCCTTCATCCAATCGACTGGGCGTCGATCGAACTGCTCAAAGATACCGAAGGTCGTTACGTCATCGGCAATCCGCAGGGGTCGCTCAATCCGACACTGTGGAACCTTCCGGTTGTCGAAACGCAGGCAATCTCGGTTGGTAAGTTCCTGACCGGGGCGTTCAAGCTGGGTGCGCAGATCTTTGACCAGTGGACCAGCCGCATCGAAGTCGGATTCCAGAATGATGACTTCGTTCGCAACAAGGTGACGATCCTTGGTGAAGAGCGTCTGGCGCTCGCAGTCTACCGTCCTGAAGGCTTTATTTACGGCAACGTGACACCGGCATCTGGTGGCGGCGGCTGATCTTGATCGGCTCAGATCGACGGGCGGCGCAATCCGCCCGTTTCCTGAACCGAAGGAGAAAGACCATGAAATTCGAAGTTCTTCGCGAGCATATCGGCGACAAGTTTTACAAGGAAGGTGATACCCGTGATGCGGATGAACTCACCGTCAAGCAGCTTGTCCGCAATGGTGTGCTTCGCCCTATCTCGGACGAAAAAGCCTCCAGCGCCGCCTCAATTGAACAATTGCAGGGTGCGGCGACTGCGGGAGGTAGCTCTGCACCATCGGGCTCGGCGAGCGCAAATTCAGATAGCGACAAGGGTGCGGCTGGCGATCGAACCGGCGTCACTACAGAAGCGGGCGCGGTGCAGACAGAAGCGCTTGCCGCAACATCGGCGGAAGATATTACAGTGACGGAAGCCTCTGGCGAGCCTGCCCTCACGTCAAATGATCAAAAGTCAGAAGGTGACGCCTCTCAGAATAAGGCGGAATCAGCTGCGCCTAAGAACAAGAGCAAGTGACATGCAGCTTGCGCCAGTTCGTGTTGGCGTCACAGGCGTGCAACCTGTGACGCTGGATGAGGCCAAGCGGCATGTAGGTGCCGTGGGTTTCACTTCTGATGATGCGGATATTGAGGGCTTTATCAAAAGCGCCACAGGGTATCTGGAAAAGCTGTTGGGAACGGCGCTTGTTAAGCAGAGCTGGCGACAGGATTTATCCTGTTTCCCATCGCGCTTTTATCTGACGCCTTTTCCCATCATTTCTTTAACGTCGGTACAATACCGTGCCGATGACGCTACCTTGCCACTCGCCGCGCAGGAGTTTGGTCTGTATACGGATATGACTGGCCCATTCATTCAGTTCTTCTCAAAAAGTCTGCCACGGACAGATGATCGACCTGATTCCGTTCAGATCACCTATGAAAGCGGATTCGAGCCTGACCAGTTACCGGCTGCATTGAAGGCGGCTATCCTGATTCATGTCGGTTATCTGTACGGCCATCGAGGTCAGCCAGAAATGCCCACGATTGAGGATATACCAGCTTATCAGATGCTGGTTTGGCCGTACCGTAGGCCGGGAGTTTAGTCATGGCAAAAGCTTCAGGTAGTCTTTTTCATGAGGTCGCATTTGATCAGCGTGAAGAGACGGGCGGGGATGGTGCTGGAAATATCGAGGGCGATTGGGTTGAGCGATTTCGTTGTCGTGCTGAATTTATTCAGCTTCGTGGTGGTGAGACAGTCCTCGCAGGTCGATTACAGGGGCGTCATACGCAGGTCATCCGGATTCGCGTCTCAGAACATTCCGTTCTGATCACAGCAGGTTGGCAAGCGCGCGATATCCGACGCGGTACCGCCTTCAATATTCGAGACGTTGAGTTTGAAGAAAATCGCCAGTTTATTTCGCTCACATGTGAAAGCGGCGTAGCTACGGGGTGATGTCATGGTTGATGGACTAGAACGCCTTAAGCGAAAGCTGACCAAGACAATTCCCCAGTCTGTTTTCGACGTGACGATCAAGGCTATGGAGCAGGGCGCTAACGATGTTGTTAGCATGATGCGCCGACTTGCTCCGAAAGACAGCGGCAAGCTTGCACAGTCCATCAACTGGACATGGGGAGATGCGCCGAAGGGTGCAATGGTGCTGGGTAAGTCGGCACCAACGCGGGACGGCTTGGTAATCACAATCTACGCAGGGGACCAAACCACGATGGTTGGTGAACGCGAGCAGTTTCAGCTTGCCCGACTGCAAGAGTTTGGAACACAGCACATGCAAGCTCATCCGTACTTCTTCCCATCATGGAGAACTTTGCGGAAGCGAGTTGGAAGCCGGGTAACCAGACAAATGCGAAAAGCTGTAAGGGATGCCGCAAAGTGAACGTTTCCGAAGAGCTTCAACGATATCTATATGCTCAACTGCGGACCGTCCAAGAGGTTGCAACACTTGCAGAGGGGCGTGTTTATGACCGAGTGCCTAGCAAAAACGGGCAGATTACGGCGCAATTTCCTTACGTCTCATTCGGTCCTGTTAATATAATTGACGATTTCGCTGATTGTGTTGATGGCGAAGCCCACACCATTCAGCTTGACGTATGGTCGCGAGCGGTTGGGCAGGGTGAGTGCAAGAACATTGTTGACGGCATCCGCAAGGCCTTGAATCGCTCTCAACCTGAGTTGGACGAAAACGCTGTGGTTGGAGTGAATATACCGATTTGCCAGATTGTCAGTGATCCAGACGGATTGACAACGCATGGCATCATTCAAATTGAAATTATGGTTGAGGTGATGTGATGGGTTGGGCAATCTTCAAAGTGGAATGCAATTGGTCCCGTCCGCGTAGCAAGTTTTCCTTCAATGCTAAAGCTTCTGCGAAGCCGCAGGAGCGACCACAAGATTTCATTGATTACTGCGTATCGAAAGGGTGGGCCGCAAAGGTATCCAGCCCGACACGCGATGAGAAACGCGCCCTCAAGGGCCGTAAACGGGCGATCTAGCCCAATCACTTGAAACCGGGCCTCAAGCCCTATCAAGGCTGGTGTATTGCCGGCCCGTTTTCGCATGGAGAAACCACATGGTTAAGCCAACGACCTCCGAGTTTCAGCATCTTGTTGTTGAGATTGAAACAGACACTGAAGGTACATTTTCGAAGATCTGCGGCATCACGCAGCGTGGTATCAATCGTCAGCACAATATGCAGACCACGGAAGTTCCTGCGGATTGCGATGATGAAAGCCTGCCAGCTGTAGTTGAGCGCGCTGTTCAGTCGTCAGAAGTCACCATATCTGGTACCGGCGTATGGGCCAGTCAAAGCCACGAAATGATGCTTGATTGGTGGTATTCTGGCGCAAAGAAGACAATCCGCGTTCAACACGTCAATGCTGCTATTGGCGATACTGAGTATGAAACCGGATCAGCCATTTTGGTGAACCTCAACAACGCAGTTGAAAAAGGCCAGAAGGTATCAGCTGAAATCGAGATCCAGTTCGATGGCCTGCCCACGCGTACCGCTAAGGCAGCCTAATGGCGAAAGCTCTCACATGGGCAGGCGGGGAGCATGATTTTGAACTCCGTCTTGAACACCTTCGGGCCCTGCAAGACAAATGCGATGCAGGGCCGCAATGGATACTGATGCGGCTCACTTCCAAACAATGGTTCATTGATGACGTGATCCAGCCAATCCGCCTCGGTCTTGAGGGGGGCGGCATGGAAAAGGAAGCCGCCCGTAAGCTCGTCCAAAAATTTGTTGAGGATCGACCGCTCACATTTTCAGTATTGACCGCGCAGGCAGTATTGATGGTCGCACTCTTTGGCGATGAGGATGATCAGCCGGGGGAGCTGAAAGCGGGGGCGAAGAAGACCCGAACCCGCTCCCGCGTGGCAAATGGAAGTTCAACCGCTTCTACCAGTGGGCCGGAATAATCAATCGCGACATCGGCAAGATGACGCTTTGGGAGTTTCGCTGTGCGGTTGAGGGCTTCAAAGCCGCCAATGCAACCGAAGAAAAAGCCGCTCCGGGGATGAGCGACGATCAACTTGCTGAACTTGGAATTGAGGGCTTCTGATGGCAACTGATGTTGAACGTCTTGTCGTGGCAATGGAGGCGCGTACTGCGGCTTTTGAGAAGGCGCTCAACCGTTCGTATAGCCAGGCTGAAAAGCGATCCAACCAGATCGAGCGCCGTTTCAGCGATATGAATAAGAACATCGAGAATGTGTTTGCTCGCGGTGGAATTAGCCAGGCAATCAAGAAAGACCTTGAGGCTTCGGTTGCTGCTGTTTCATCAGCAGAAGCCAAGCTAAGTCAATCCACATCATCCATGAAAGGAATGATGACTGGATTGGCGGGTATTTTTGCGGCCCGCGAGTTGGTCACGATGGCCGATACTTGGTCTGACGTTTCCGCCCGTGTTGGTATAGCTGTTGGCGAAATGTCAGAAGCTCCTGCGGTTATGGAGCGCCTCTATGATCTGGCCCAGAATACCTATTCAGGTTTTCAGCAGACGGCAGAAAGCTTTATTGCCAATAGCACGGCTCTCAAAGAGCTTGGCTATAATACCAATCAGCAGCTTGATTACACCGAAGCGCTGAACAATGCTCTTGTCGTATCTGGCGCGAAGGGAGATCGTGCGACCAGTGTCACGAACGCCCTGTCAAAGGCGATGGCGGCTGGCAAGCTCTCAGGTGATGGCCTTAATACCATTATCGAAACTGGCGGACGTGTAGCTGAAGTTCTTGCCGCTGAGCTTGGCGTGGGTGTGAACGCACTGCGCGATGTGGGCGCGCAGGGCAAGATTACTTCGCAGGTGATCTACAGCGCTTTAACAAAGCGTATGGAAGATCTTGCCGAGCAGGCGGGGTCAATGCCAGCAACCATTGGTGATGCATTTCAGCAGATCCAAAATGCTGCACTGAAGTCTGTTGGTGCGCTAGATCAGACTGGCAAGGTGACTGAAAAGCTTTCGGGCCTTCTCGGTGGAGTCGCCAAGAATATGGATACTGTCGCTGTCGCTGGCATTGCGATGGCGGCAGCATTCGGGGCGCGACAAATAGGGGTCGCAACTACCAGTCTGGGAGGATATGCCCGCACCACTATCGCGGCGTCTGCGGCGACACGTGCCGCTGCTGTACAAGAGCAGGCAATGGCCGCAGCGCGCCTCCGTAGTGCGGAAGCTGCAATGGCAGCGGTTCAGGCGAATGGGCTTATCACAAGCTCCCTACGCAACGTGAGCCGAGAATTACTGACCGCTCGGATGGCTATGAGTGCGGCTAACGCGCAATTGGCTGCAACCGGCCCCATCGCCACCGCATCGGCTGCCGCAATCCGTGGCTTTTCAACTGCGATAAGCGCGCTTGGTGGGCCGGTCGGTGTCGGTCTGCTGGCTTTGACCGGTATTATGTACGCTATCTCGGCTCGCTCTCAAGAGGCTGAAGACCGTGCCAACCGGTATGCAGAAGCGATCCGCAAGGCCGGTGAAGATACAGATTATGCCGGACTTGGTATCGAGAAAACCGCTGAGAAGCTGTTCACTCTGTCCAGTGGCCTGACAGAAGCCCAGAAGGCGATCCGGATTGATGACGCCGCAGCAAATGTAGAAAAGTCTGTCGCGGCTCTTGAAGAGGCTTTCAATTCAGCCGGACGCGGCATTTTGGGATTAAGCACTTATCTGTCGTCAGTTTATGGCGAAATGGGCGATTTGGTTCAGCGCTTCAAAGATGGTGAGATCTCGGTTGAAGATTTCAATTCTGAGCTTGATCGTCTGTCTGGTATCGATCCGAATGTAACCTCCGTTGTTGCCCGCATGCAGGAGATAGCATCAGAAGCTGCTGCTGCGCGCGGTGAGGTGAATGCCCTAAGCCTCGCGCTAGCCAGCGTTGGTGGTAAGGGTGGGCGCGTTGGCAAAGAGACCGATGCTGAGCGCGAGGCGCGTGAAGCCGGTGTCAGGCAATCGCAGATCAACTTCAATGAGCGGTTTGGAGATTTCGCCGAAACAAAGAAGAGCCTGGAGGCGCAGGCCAAGGCTATAGAGGATGCTGCTAAAAAGGCATCAGGTAGCAGCAAGGGTCGGAAGGGTGGCGGTGGGCGGTCCAAAAAAGATCGCCCTGACGAGCTCAAGCGCGAGATTGAGCAGATCAAAGAGCGTACTGCTGCAATTCAGGCCGAAACCGAGGCGCAGGCTGGCATCAATCCGCTGATTGATGATTACGATTATGCAATCACCAAGGCCCGCGCCACGCAAGAATTGCTCAATGCTGCCAAAAAAGCCGGGATTGAAATCACCCCTGCTTTGAAAGAGCAAATCGAAGGTTTGGCGGAAGGCTATGCTAACGCTACTGTGCAAGCCAACAAGCTGGCAGAAAGTCAGGATCAAGCTCGCGAAACTGCCGACTTCTTCAAAAGTTCAATGATGGATGCTTTTCAATCGATGATCCCGGCGATTGAAACCGGTAATTCGGCTTTGGATAAGTTCCTGAATACTTTGATCGAAGCGGTATTGCAGGCAAGCTTGCTGGGCAAGGGGCCTCTTGCTGGTATCTTCGGAGGTGGCGGCGGCGGAATATTCAGCGGACTTGGTAAACTGCTGGGCTTCGATAAAGGTGGCTACACAGGTTCTGGTGGCAAATATGAGCCAGCAGGTGTGGTGCACAAAGGCGAATATGTCTTTGATCAAGATGCTGTCCGCGCAGCTGGCGGGCCTGCTGCACTTGATGCCATGCGCCGTGGTCTCAAAGGTTATGCGAATGGCGGATATGTTGGTCCTTTGCCGACATCGAACGCACCGACCGCGCCGGGCATTAAGCGGATGCGCATCCAAGGTTCAACCGAGACCATCCGCGTGATGCTGCATGATGACAGCGGGCGCATGGCCCAGATTGCCGATCAACGAATTCAGACGATGGCTGGTCCACTTGTGGAGGTATCCGTTCGTAGAAGTACGGCGACAGTCAAGGAGGCGCTCCCTTCCATGATAGCTGATGCGCAAGCGAGAAAAATGTAATGACTATTCTTTGGCCTCGTTCTGTTCTGAATCCTAAGCGCGATCCGTTTAATATTGCGCCTCGCACTCTGGCGGGGCCGTCAAGCGTTTCGGGTGTGACACAGGTTTCAGCCTCCGATGCTGGCATCTGGAAGGCAACATTCGCCGACATCATCATAAAGCGCGGGACGGCCTCAGTCTTGGCGTTCCGCGCAATTGCAAATCTGCTGGAAGGCAGGATGCACCCCATTCTTGTTCCAAGATGCTGCGCTTATCAGCCGTTCGATCCTGATTGGGGGAAAGCACTTCAAAAGGTGCCTCACTCCGACACGAGTCCGTTCAATGACGGCGGTCTGTATCGGTCAAGAGCAATCGATATTCGTTTGACCAGTAATATCCCTTTGCGTGGAACAACCGCAAACATTGCTTTGATTGCGGCGGGACAGCTGCAACCTGGTCAAGACTTTTCGATTGGCGAACGCATGTACCGTATCCGAACCATACAGATGACAGGTTCAAATACGGCAATCATCACTTTCAGGCCTCCTGCGCGAGAAGCCGTTGCCGCTGGAACAGAGATGGAATTTGATCGTCCTGTTTGTCGGATGCGCCTCGCCACTGATGCTGAAATGGATCTGGACTTGGACCTTGTATCGCCGTGGTCATATCCGACCGTCAATTTCATTGAGGACGTGTGATGTCTTTTTTCACATCAGCGCAGCTCGCTGAATTCTCAAAGGGTGAAGTCCGGTTGGATATGCTGGTAGAGTTCCGATTTGCGTCTGAAACGATGCGGGTTTGGAATGGAAACACGGCTCTCGAAACAGGTAGTCAGCGATATGAACCAATGCATGGGTATGGGTCGATTGACGGCATCGGTCTATCATCAACGACTTCAGCTGAGAATGCCACGTTTCAGCTGAGCGGCTTGCCCGATGCAACACTGAATTTCCTCGCCATGGCGCTCGACGCCAACGACGAGGTTGATCAGCGAATCGTGGTTATCTCGATCCAACTTTTCGATACCGAATGGCAGCCGCTTGGAAATCCTGCCCCTATCTGGTGGGGCTTCATGCAGCCGCCGCGCATCAGTCGTTCCGAAACGCAGGGCACAGAAGGCGCGATCCAGTCTATCTCCATGACGGCTGAAAACGCATTCTTCAATCGCTCACGTCCAGCCTATGGTCGCTACACAGATCGCGATCAGCAAGCCAGATCGAACGGGGACAAGTTCTTCCAGTTCGTGGGTTCATTGCTGTTCAAATCCTTCAAGTACCCTGACTACTAAGGTCAACTATGCACATCGCTGATTTTGTTGCAGCCGAGGCGCAAAAGCCTTTCCGGTGGAGTGAGACCGACTGTGCCTCAACGGTTGATCGTTGGATCAACCTTAAGACTGGCCGGTCACCTCTGGCGCAGGCTGGGCTGATTTATCGTGATGAGTACGACGCAATAGCCATTCTTATTGAGCGTGGCGGATTTCCGGTCATTGTTAATCGGGCGATGAGGCTGGTCGGCTTTGAAAAGACCGACAACCCTCAGACTGGCGATGTCGGATTGATCCTTTTCAACGGCAGAATGTGTCTCGCGATACGCGCCGAAAACTTTTGGTTCTCGCGGGATGAAGGTGGCCTGATCGGTGCTCCACTTGATGCAATCTGGAAAGCTTGGAGAATAAAATGCCCGTAGCTCTTTCCGGCTTGATCGCAACTATTGTTGGCGCAGGCGCTGTTGGTGCCGCATTGCAGACCGGCCTTGCAGCGCTGACAATGTTTGCTTCTACCACATTAGGCGGACTGGCCCTCACTCTAGGATTTTCCTATCTCGCTTCATCAATGTTTCGCCCATCGCAGCCAAAACCTGAAGATGTGCAACAGCAGGTGCGCCAGCCAACCGCACCACGCATCAGGCATTATGGTCGCGTGAAGATGTCCGGAACATGGGCATTCGCGGAAACCAAGAGCGGCAATTTCTACAAGGTTCTGGCGCTGGGGCAGGGCCCATTCGATGGTATCGAGAGCTTCTGGATTGACGATAACTATCTGCCGCTTGATGGTGCCGGTTATCCGATTGGCCCAACGCCTTACCGGCAGGGCGGAACCGGCGCGCCACTCCTGCGCATCCAAAGCCGGTTGGGAAATTCCACAGAAACGGCATTCGAGGAGCTTCTGGTTAACTTCCCGGAATGGACCTACGATCATCGCGGCGATGGTGTCGCATCGCTCCTCGCATGTCAGTATGCGGTCGGACAAGAATATTATCTCGGTCTGTTCTCAAATGGCATCAATACAAATTATCGCGTGGTGGCTCGCACTTCCCTGGTGAAGAACCCGGTAACTGGTGTGACGGAATGGAACGACAAGGCGGCAGCGGTAATTCGTGATTTTATGACGCACCGTGATGGGATGCGGCTTCCTGAAAGTCTATTCACTACACCACTGGCGCAGGCCGGATGGGTTGATGCCTACAACCGTTCGAATGAGGGTATAGCAATAGCGGCAGGTGGCACTGAGCCTCGATATCGCTTGTGGGGGTCGTATCAGCTTAATGAGCGTCCAGCGGACGTTCTGGGCCGAATGCTTGCTTGCTGTGACGGTCGTTTGGTTCCTACGCCAGACGGCGGCTTGACCCTCGATATCGGAGCTTGGGAAGAGCCAACCGTTATTTTAACGACGGATGCGATTACGGGCTTTTCCGATGTTGGTCGTGGTCGCGATGTACTGACTTCAGCAAATACCGTGCGCGCCACTTTCCTAGATCCAAGTCAGGACTATCAGTCAACTGATGCAGATCCCTGGGCTGATGAAAACGATGTGTCTGAGCGTGGTGAAGAAGCCAAGGATGTTCAGTTTAATATGGCTCCCTCGCATAGTCAGGCACGGCGCTTGATGAAATTGGAGTGGTGGCGTGCAAACCCTGCTTGGGTCGGAACATTCAACACGAACCTGATGGGGCTTGCAGCGTTCGGTAAGCGCTTCATCCGCATTCAATACCCGCTATTTGGTATCAACAGCGTGTTTGAAGTCCTTGATTTCAAGTTCATTCTTGGTGAAGGCGGTATTTTGCAGGGGGCGACTGTTCAAGTTCAGTCGATGCCACAGACGGCCTATCGATGGGATGTTACCCAAGAAGGGACTGCGCCGGTATCGGACAGCAGCACCGTCGATGACGATTTGCCGATTCCATCTGCACCAAGCGTAATTATCCAATCTGGACCGGTAGCCGAGCTAAGCTTCCCGCCGACTGGAAACCTGCTTCTAAGCTATATGGTTCGTTGGAGAAAGACGGCTGATACCGAATGGATAACGTTTGGTCCACTTGCGAACAATGCTGAGACCTACACGACGCCAAGCCTTGCCGCTGCAACAGAATATGAGTTCCAGTTAGCGATGCGGACTGAAAAGGGCCGGGTAGGAACTTACTCGGCAAGCACGATCAAAACGACCTGATCAATCAAACAATTCAGATGATTTCCCCTGCCTTGGCGGGGCTATTTGCCATGGAGCAATTGCATGACCGCACGTCCGTTTGATGAAGTTTTCCGTGATTACGAAATTGATGGAGTGGCTGCATCTGGTCCGCACCATCCTTATAAGCCTGATATACGTGATAGTTTGAATGCGAATGTAGCCGGGCCATTCCCCGATAATCGCGTCATCAAGCTCAATAATGCGAATGAGGGAACGCCGAACAACATCATCGTGTCGGCGTCTGTCGCTATTCCCGCTGCGGTCTTTCAGGTTCTCTACATTCTAAACGTAACGCAGGAAAACACCGGTCCAGTGACAGTTTCCGGCGCAATCAACCGCACTTTGGTGACAAATATCAGTCAACCTATTCCAACTGGCTATCTGACGCCTGGAATGGCAGTTCTATGCATCGATACTGGAAGTGAGCTTCGGCTACTGTCCTATGGCGATGCACAAGCGATTGAGGATGCTGTTCAAGAAGCGCTAGTACTGACAGAAACAGCACGGGACCTCGCAATTGAAGCTGCCTCAAATGCAGTATCACAAGGGAATGTACCTATTTTCTCCTCTCGCAACGCGGTGGAGACTCTCAACATTCAAGATGGGATCACCGCATTCCGAACAAATGGCTATGCAAGTGCTGGCGATAACGCAAACGGTTTGTACATTCTAGCAGAAGAAGAACCGGAAGCTTTTGGCAAAGTTAAATCTGCTGATGACAAATGGTGGTCAGTCGTAGAGGAAGATGATCGGTTGAGGTCGCTTTCAGTGGCGATGTTTGCTGGCGTTGGCGTAGTTATTGACTGCTTTGGTGACAGCACGATGGTGGGTGTCGATGTTACAAACCCGCCAACTTATACAGCCGCAACGCCTGCGCCAGCTAAGCTTCAGCTTTTTCTTCGTGATTATTATGCCAACAACAACATCATTGTTAACAATCGGGCTCACAGCGGAACACGCTCGATAAACATGCTGGAAGGCACGGACGGGAGCGGACAAACGTTTGAAGAAATAATCGCTTCGAGTTCATCCCAGATTGTCTATTGTAATCATGGCATTAATGACTGTCAGAATACACCACCAACTCCTATTGGCGACTATAAAGCGAACCTGTACGAAATCGTTCGCATCATACGCGCTTATGGTAAAATTCCAGTATTGGTTACACCGAATTTGATCGCGCCGGTTGGTCCTCTTGGAACAATCGATAAATCAGAGCGATTGAAGTCATATGCAGAAGTCGTTCGCGAGGTTTGCCGTACTGCACGCGTAGCCTTGGTTGATGCATTTGAACAGGTGTCGAGCCTTCTGACGTGCGGAAACTTCACAGTTCAACAGATTTTGCCTGATGGTGTTCACCCCACACAGATAGGCTACAACTATATCGGTCAGTTGATGGCAGCGCCGTATATCTACCCGTATCGCGGAGTATCTGCAGATGGTGAAATTATCTCTGTAGCTTCACCCGTTGTCATCTGCACTCCAAGCAATGCCCCAACGGAAGCGAAGATGAGCCGGACGGGCATGCAGTTAATTTCCACGACAGCAAATGTCCCAAAGAGCATTCGCATTTTGGTCAAGGTTGAGAAGGCTGGCTTGGACTTGTATGTTGCGTATCCGATTTGGGGCGGCGGGGTACCGTCTGCTGGAATATCTTTGAATCAGATTTCTGTGAGCGCAATATCGCAGTACCATAATGCGGATTACGGCAGTCGCTACATCCAGGATCAGGAGGTGTGTGTTGCGCGCAATGTTCCGCCCGGTTTGCACATGGTGACGGTTTCGGCACCCGCTCAAGCTGCAAGTATCGGAGTTAACTATTTGCGCGTGAAAAATGCGCGTCCGATTGAGAAGCGGTTTAGCAATGCTTCACCATTCATGCTGACAAGAAAAACAGTTCTTGACCAATTATCAATGACTGTGGCTAACGGGTCTTCAAACGGCATCGTATTAACCGACAGCATCCACTTTGATCGTATGCTATCGGGGTTCGACTTGTCGTTTACGGCGCAACTCGCAAAGGGCGAGGCCATCTGCCTGTTTGGTGAATGGGCGGCAGACGCTTCAACCGGCGTAGCGGTCATGGCCTTAGGCGTGGGTGCTGATGAAACGACAGGGTACCTGACTGTCTTCCAATCAACGGGTGATGGTACATATACGAAAACCGCGCTCAATAACGCTGATATCACGTTGCAAGAACGCGAATTCCGGGTTGTGCTGGCGCAGGGCGGCGACTCTGCTTTGAACGTTTATATCGATAATGGCGGACCATATGGTCCAACAGCAATTACTTCACCGTTTATGGGCGGCTTCTTTGGCCTGCGCCGGTCCGGAAACGGAACTATGAATGTCAAGAAAATTCAAATTTTGAATTAGTCACCAACGTGAAAAAAGACAGGCGGATTTATCCCGCCTGCCTCAAGAACTTACTGTCGATGTCTGCCTTGATTTAGAGAGTGCGGAATGGCCTCAAAATCCTCTCCAATTTCAATTTTATTGGAAGTGTTCTTAAGGTTGGCCAAGAATTCCACCGCCTTTTGTATATCATCGAACGGTATCTGACGGATCACGTCATCCGAAAGGCTCCACCATTTACTATCTAAAAGTGCTTGGATTGTTTTCTCATCAAAACGATAGCCAATCACGTTGGCGGGTACGCCTGCGACAATCGCATATGGCGGTACGTCCTTCGTAATAACTGCTCTTGCGCCAAGAATAGCACCATCTCCAATGGTAACACCATTCCTAATCCATACTCCGTCACCTATCCAGACATCGTTCCCTATGGTTACCGGCTCGATGAACCAGAAGCCATCATAGGTAGGCATTTCTTTTGTTTTGAAACCAAGCTCGTCAAAATAGAAGAAAGGAGATGATGATAGAAAGTCTTTGGGGTGCTTGCCATGGCCGATCACCACTCTCTGTCCAATAGAACAGAATGAACCAATCACCGTTCCTATGCTTTGGATATGTGTATCTGGCGCAGCGTATGTGTAGCGTCCTACATGCTGGATCGGTGGAGACCAAGTCTGCATGGGGTGCTCAATTACTTTATTCTTTCGGAAGCAATTGAGATAACGATCCCACAAAGGATGGTTTTTTTGCTCGTCATCAAGAGTTGCCGCTATCTGAGGTCGAGCGGCGTCCAACAGTAGCTGCTTGAGAATATCCCGGATCGCTTTGCTAGGATGTATATATGATCCTAATTTTCTCTTATATTTCCTGTACCGGCTAATAGGTGCTGGAAGTTGAATGACCGGCGCTGATATCTCATTCACTTTAGGTTTCTGAGTTCGCTCAATATTTTGCAGGATCATCGTAATATCGTAGTCAGTACGACTTTTGACGAAGTTGGAAATATGCTCGATCTTCTCGATGCTCGATCCCTGTTCGAAGTGACCGTTGGCAAAATAGAGCGCTCTGCGCTTGATGAATGGGCAATGATCCTCGACAAGAACTCGATCAGCGCAACTTATAACAAAATTATATGGAGATATGTTCGCGTATTTTTCTGTCGATGAGAAGCTCGCGAAACTGTAGCCGCGAGCAGAAAAATAAGGGGTTTGAGCCAACTCGTGGAGGTTAACAGAATCGAGATAGCTTTCGATTTTTGGAAGATTTTTCCAGTAATTACGGAAATCCCGTGAAGACGTAATGGACCGGCGATAAACTACAAAATACGATTGAAGGTGCTGAACATCGGTTACGCCCTTGACCTTTTCATTGAACCCGGCGAGGCCCCAAAAATCGCAAACAGTGGCATCCATTCGTGAGAACAGATCAGCAAGTGGGAATACAGGACCGAACAGAGTAAAATTGGTAACTAGTACCTCATCAAATTCACTCAGTTTATCATAGCCGATATGTTCAAACGCTGCCTTATAAGCCCAAGCATCTAGGCCGACATTTTCACGAACGATCAGATGGTTGGAAGCGGAACGAAGTTTCCTGTAACCAACAGCATTCACTTCTCCGTTCACAACGACAATTACTTTAGAGAAATGTTCTCCTAACGCGTTTAATGAGTGAACGACGTAATCATCCACGATACCGTCTGCGTCCCAGAAGAAATATACTAGCAACCGATTAGAGTCGGCTGGACGCGTGACGATAGACAAATTTTTCATAGTTAACCCCATAGCCCAAACAACGATGCTCTCAAAGCAACGGTGAGTCATCAAATTCTTGCATTAACATCAACGATCAGTTGCATCCAGATTAATAATATACGCCTTTAAAATTAATGATCCGCTCTTGAGGCGGTTTTTTCATGCCGAAAGGAAATACTATGGACAGAACCGTTCCAGCTGGCGCGGCGCTTTTGCTTGATTTCACGCGCCTGATCGAAACCGGCAAAACCGACCGCTCTTCCTATGATGTGATCTATGGCCACAATGAAGGAAATATATCGAAGAAAATCACCTCTATGACGATTGATGAACTGATCGGCATCCAGCCTACATTCACCAAGCGGTTTAAGTCGTCAGCTGCCGGTGGATACCAGTTCATGCGGAACACGCTGCGCAATCTCAAGGACGAGCTTCGGTTGCGCGGTTCTCAGGTCATGGAGCCAGACCTACAAGATCGCCTCGGTTATCATCTTGCCATTCGCCGTGGCTACAATGAATTCATTGCGGGCAAGATCAGCCGGACCGAGTTCGGCAGGCGGCTTGCGCAAGAATGGGCTTCATTTCCGGTGCTCGCTCCTACGAAGGGTGACAGTCGCGCACTGCAGCGTGGTGAAACCTTTTATGCAGGCGACAAGCTGAACAAGGCTTTAGTTACGCCGGAACGTATGGAAGCAATCCTCGACAAGGTGAAAGCTGCGGGATCGGCAGCAGCGTCGGCTGATCAGGTTGTGGTCGTTGAAAAGGTTCCTGTCGTTGCAGATCCCGGCGAACTGGGCGAAAGCCCGGTCAAGTCCAAGACGGTCATCACCAACCTTCTTACCGGCGTCGGTATGGCCGTGACAGCCGTCGGTACGTTCCTTGGCGGTTTGGATTGGCGCGTGCAGTTGTTCATCTGTGCAATGGTCGGCGCATTTGCTGTCTACGCAATCAAACGCCGCTTCGATTTGTATAAGGCCGTCAAAGAGCTTTCCAGAGAGTTCGTCTAATGGCGATGCTCTGGAAGCTGGTTCCTGTCTGGCTCAAATACCTTCTCACCGGAATAGTTGCTGCCTGCATCATCGCGGGCGGCGGCTATCTGCTCGGCAAGCGCGAAGGTCGCCAGCAAGCCAAAATCGAACAACTGCATTCTGACATCAAATATGAACGTGAAAGGGCGAAAGACGATGCGAAGCTGCGCTCTCTGTCGGACTATGATTTTTGTGTCCTGTCTCTTCGCCGTCGCGGCCTGCAATCCGCAGACTGTGAGCAGCTGCGCAGGCTGGAGGCCGAATAATCTCAGTCCAGCTGGATTGATTGCGCTGACAAAAGTGGATCGGCCTGCGGCTGAACGGGTTGAAGGTAATGACGAAAATGGAAAGCGGCGGGGGTGCTGGTGATGTCTGAGGACTTGAAATGGCTAATGGGCACAGCCGTCACGCTAATTGTTTTCTTCAGCGGCGCATTGATCGCATCGTTTCGATCGCTGGCAAAGTCTCAGAAAGACGGGGACGATCAGCTACATGATCGTGTGAATCGGGTCCGTGACGAATACGTGCGGCGTGTCGATCTTGACGATCATGTCAAACAGCTGCGCGACGGCATGAAGGAAATGAGGGATGAAACACGCGAGGGCTTGAAGGAAACGAATAAGCGACTTGATCAGGTTCTCGCTGTGCTTGCTCAGGACAAGAAATAACAAAAGCCCCGTTTAGGCGGGGCTTTTGTCGTTTGAGTATCTGGCTCACTCCATATCGGGAATTTCGCCATATTGGAAAATAATGGCTGGAGGTCCATATTCGCCAATGTCAGGATCGGCTTCTCTGCTCCATGCTACGACCCCTGCATGTTTGCCTTCCAGCGCAAGCGCTGTCTTCATCGCGCGGCCTTCTGTTTCAAAGGCTATAGGGTCAAATGCCGCAATCAGTTCGCCGTCATCGTTTTTATCAAAAGCCGCAACCACGATCAGTCGAGCAGCTGCCATTCAATTCACTTTCCCTCGGTGTTGAGATCAAGCTCCGCATTGTCTTTCGACGAGTTAGCAGATTTCTTTTTAGAAGCTTTCCCTTTCCCCACTTTGGGTTCCGGTTGACGGTCGGGTGAGCTTGTAAACTTGATTGCCATGGATCTCTTTATATACCTCTTCAAACGAATGTTCCTAAAATGTTCTCATTCTCAAGAGAAGTCAATCGCTATTCATCCGGCTCGGTCCCGGTGAAACCACGATACATTCCAGCGGAAACAATCTTGATCGCGTTGGCCGTCTCTTCGGCTGACCACCCAGCTGCGACAGCGTCGTCAATGAGATCTCTTATACCGGGGACGCCGGTGTCTGCAATGGCAGCGGCGGCGTCCTGCTCTGAGCTGCCCGATAGGATCGCTTGCTCGATCAGGTCCGCAATTCCTTGCGCAACGGCTTCCTGACAATCAATGTCACGGTCTGGATAGTCGCCCTGCTGTTTCGGTCCAAGCATGTCGTCCTCCTGTTTTCAAAGGAGGTAGCGCGGAAATCAGCGCTGTCCAGCCAGCGCGTCTTCGCCTTCCTGCTTATGTGCAAAGCAAAACCAGAGCTGGCCGTACTTAGTTTTATATCCAAGCGATCCCCGTGCCTTGCAGCCTTCAGCATCGCACCAATACTCGAACCGCTGCCCCGGCTTGGAAACGCGACCGTTATCACTGCCATACCCGCTCATGCCAAGCCACCGACAAAGCCGCTCATCTCTTTCAGGCGCACCATCGATAGTCGCATCGGCCCGTTGCAGCCGCGCCTTTTACAGACGGCCTTCTTCTCGATTTCATCAAGATAGAGTTGCGAGCGGTCTTTTCCTTGGCAGAGCATGGTTCGATCCGTATAGGCGAGGCGGTTGCATTTGCGGCATATCAATTCGAGCTTCTGGTCGTCCGCCAGATCGCCAACTTTGATCGTGGTTTTCCAGCTGCCCAT